TGAGATTGCTACTGAATATACAGGAGTCTACACAGTTAGCATATCTGGTGTTTCAAGTTGGCGTATGGCACTTGATGCAATTAAGGAATTGAAGCCAAAGAAAGTTCTGTTGTGCTTTGATGCTGACAAAGACAAACCAAATCCTTACACCAATAAAGATGGTGCTAATGATCCAACAGAAGAGGAGTTGTCTAAGGTTGGGGTGGCATTAGCAAAGTTGTATTGTGCTATAAGAGACAACCAATTAGCACATCCAGTTATAGAGCATTGGCCAATGGCTGCAGGCAAAGGCATTGATGATGTAATAACAGATGGCAATGAGGACATAATAACACAGCTTACAGACACCGAAGCTGAGACCTTTTGTAACGAGATGTTAATGCCCAATCAACCAACAGGATGGGTGTATACAATCAGCACTAAGAGATTCCATCACGTTGAGTCAATGCTTGAATATGACAAGGAGCAATACAGCGATGAATATGCACATTTGGTTGAGCGTGGAACTGCAGCCAAGGATGCAATCAGCAATCCACAATTCAAAAAGTTTCCATCAATTACCTATGACCCAAGAGAGCCAATCGTTTATGTCGATAAGCAAACTGGTCATGAGACTTACAATCTTTACAGACCAAGCAAGGTCAAGCCATTGGCAGGTGATGTCACACCATTGACAGATCATTTTGAATACATGTTCACCAATGAGTCTGAGTGCAATATTGTTTATGATTACTTGGCATACAATGTGCAGAATAAAGGACAAAAAATTCTTTGGATGCTTATCATTCGTGGACACCAAGGCACAGGCAAATCATACATTGGTGATATTCTTTTGAACATGTTAGGTGAGACAAACGTCTCTATGCCTAGCAATGATGAGATTCATGAAATCTATACTGGTTGGTTAAAGTCTTCACACTTAATTATTATTGAAGAGCTTATGGCAAGAGGCAGATTAGAATTGATGAATAAGCTCAAGCCTATAATTACGCAAAGCATTGTCCAGATTAGAGAGATGCACAAGCCAACTTATAAGATGAGGAATGTGGCTAACTTAATTGCATTTACAAATTATGATGACAGTATAATATTAGATAAGGACGATCGCAGATACTGCATGATCTATTCAGACGTTCAACCCAAGTCATCAATGTATTATAAAAAGCTATGGGATTGGACTCGCAAAAATTACTCTGCCATATTGCATTGGTTTTTGAACAGAGACTTAAAGAACTTTAATCCACAGAGTCATGCACCAATGACACAAGGTAAAAAGATCGCCATATCAGCAACCAAGATGCCTATAGATGAATTCATAGAAGACAGACTAGAGCATTCTGATTGGCCATTCAAGTGTGATGTAATAAGCGTAACAGATTTAGGTGAAGTCATAAAAAAGAAATTTGGCAAGAGCGTTACAAATCATTGGCTAGGCAGAAAGCTTAAAGAATTAGGAGCAGTGCAGTTTCCAGCACAGATATCATTATCAACAGGCTGTGTCAAAAGACTGTGGGCATTGCGCAACATTGACTATTGGATGAAAAGCTATGAAGAGGACAAGAAGCGAATCGCAAATGCTTATGAAGATGGATTAGGAAATGAAGATGTAGAGCAAACAAATCAACTGCTGGAGAATGAGCCATACTAATTATAAACAGACATTTCGTGGGAGCAAGATTGCTGAGCACCATGAGAGAAAAAAGTATTGGATAATCAAGCACACAAATTATATATTTCCGTGCGATCAAGTTTTAATAGAAGAAATAGAAAAAGGATGGAGGCACTTCTGGGTAAAAAGAGGATATTCAGAATCAATCAAGACCTGCAAAGACATAAACCAAAACAACAAAAAATAATAAAATGAGCAAAGTATATTTAATGCAAGAGCCACTGCCTAAAAGCGATGGTTGGACGCCAGATCTGAGCAGTGCTGCAGACCATGGAGCAATAAAAGCGATCTTCGATAAAGGAGATAGAGTTTATATAGACACAGGTGCAGCAGTTGAAAAAGCTAGATTGCGTCTAAAGGATTTTGATCCCAAGGAAGACTTTCTTCTGTGGGTTGGATTCGCAGATCCATCCGTGCAATGGTTAGTGCCTATGGTGCTAGTTGACATGGGATTCAAAGAGATAAACTATCTGTTCTGGTCTAAGAGACCCAGCAGTGCTAATGGTGGTTATTACTACCCAATAAAAATAAAATTATGAATAATCAAAATATAGAACAAGACAAAGCATCACCCTCAGAAGATTTCACAACTTTGCAAAGTCTTTTAGACAATCGGAAGAAGCTTTCTAATGAAATAGAAGACAAGAAGATTGTTTTAAAAGAGCTTATGAAATATGCAGAAGAAGTTGATACAATTCACCTTCCAGAAGCTATGAGTGAGCTAGGAATAGAAAGCTTTGAAACGAAGGATGGAATAAAAGTATCTGTTAAAAACTTCGTAAAGGCATCAATCCCTACCATTACATCTATTGCAAAAGAAAAGGATGCTTACAGGAGAGAGCAATTGCAAGAGAAAAGAGATATGGCTTTAGAATCACTTGCTGTGAATGGTGCAGGATCATTGATCAAGTCTAAGCTAGATGTACAATTTGAAAAAGGTGACATTGAGCGTAAAGACAGTGCAGTGCGTGAGCTGCAAAGCTTAGGACTTAATGTAGAGGTAAATGATACAGTTCACACAGGTCAACTTACCGCTTGGGTAAAAGAACAAATGTCACAAGGCACAGATGTGGACTTGGATATATTTAATGTTTACACAGGCAGTATCGCAGAGTTAAAACTAGGCAGAAAAAAGCTCTAGTCTCTAAACTAATAACCAATAAAGGAATAAATAAAAGATGGCTAAAAAACAAATAGCAAAAGCAACTAAGAATACACTGTCAGTTACATCATTTGAAGAAGATGGTGGAGCAGGACAAGAGGAAATGGGCAAGGATGATTACATCATTCCTCGTCTTAAGATTCTGCAAGCATTAAGTGAACAGGTGCAATCTGTTGATGGTGCTAAAGCAGGAATGATTATTGATAATGCAGAAGAGAAATTGATTGATGGATCTGAAGGCATTACAGTTCTGCCAATCACATACTCTAAAACATACCTAGAATGGGAGCCACGCAAGCAAGGTGGTGGACTCGTCAATGTCCACAAAGGTGATTATCCTTTAAACAGTTGCAAGCGTGATGATCGTGGTCAATTCACAAACAAGGATGGAAACATCATTATGCCTTGTGCAGAGTATTACATTTACGTGTTAAATGAAGATGGATCTTACAGCCCATATGCTCTATCGATGCATGGCAGTCAGATTAAGAAGTCTAAGAAGTGGAATACAATGATTAACCAATTAAGAGTTATTCGTGCAGATGGTGATGGATCATTTAACCCTGCAATGTTTTACAGGACATATGAGCTTACTACAGCACCAGAATCTAATGACCAAGGCAATTGGTTTGGCTGGAAGATTGCTGGCAGTAATAATGTCACAGAGATCGACAATGGAATGGAATTGTATAACGATGCAAAAGCTTTCCGTGAACAGATCATTGCTGGTGATGTTAAAGCAACTGCTCACGAAGGTGAGCCAGAAAGCAAAGCTCCAGACACTACAGAAGAAGTTCCGTTCTAAAACTGAACAAGTCATTGCCACACGTTATTTTGGGGATTGTAGCGTGTGGCAATTTATCCCTCTATAAATATCATTAAATATTTAAATTATTATTAAAATGCAAAACACAAATATATTAGGAGCAGGAATGGCAGGTCTGCTTGCTGCAAACATGATGCGGAGAAGATGCCCAACAGTTTTTGAAGCTAAAAATGAGCTTCCAGACTTGCACAAAGCTGTATTAAGATTCCGCAATCAAAGTGTTAGTGAAGCAACTGGAATACCATTCCAAAAAATTAAGGTGAACAAGTCATTGTATACCCACAATGGCTACAAGGACAAACCATCAGTGCAAGATGCTAACAACTACAGCCTTAAAGCTACAGGAGCTATAGAGGACAGAAGCATATGGAATCTTGATCGTTGTGTTAGATATCTTGCACCTAATGACTTCGTTCAACAAATGGCTAACAGCATTGAAGTAGAATATGGAGTGACAATAGGCAAAGCTAATATTGAAGGATGCAAGGAATCTGGTGACTTGACCATAAGCACTTTACCAATGCCTGTTATGATGCGGATTGTTGATTGGAAGACAGATATTAAATTTATGGAGTGTGCTAAGCCAATCTATGTAATTAGGTGTAAGCTTAAGAAGCCAATGAGCAGAGTGCATCAAACAATCTATAACTCTTCTCTATTTACTCATTGGTATAGAGGAAGCATTCATGGAGATGATTTAATCATAGAGTGTGATGTTGATGTCTCTGAAAGATCTAGGCAAGTTGTCTACAATTTCCTCAGCACATTGTGCAGTTTAAACTCAACAGACATTGAGATAGAAGAGGAGACAGTTCACACACAGCCATTTGGAAAAATTTTAAGCATAGACGAGCATGAGAGACAGGAGTTTATTTACTTCTTGACTAAGGAATACAATGTCTATTCATTAGGCAGATTCGCAACTTGGAGACCATTGCTCATGGATGCAATAGTTGATGATGTTCGCAAGATAGAAAAACTTTCTGGCACTAGCCATTACAACCACAACCATAAAACCAAAATAAAATGAAAGTAAAATTAATAGATTATACATACGGAGCAGTTGATAAGCTGATCTATACGAAGAGCACTAGGCTCACTCAAGGTGATGAGACCAGAGGCAAGATCAAGAATATGTCCATTGAGGAAAAGCAAGAGGAGCTTTCATACATGGCTAACACAATCCCAAGCAGTTGGGAGTTTGTGAATTACACATTCGAGATATCTGGAGTTAGCAGAGCATTCACTCACCAGTTTGTTAGGACAAGGACTGGCAGTTATGCCCAACAGACAATGCGTTTGTTAAACATGGATCAGTTTGAATACGTAACTGGACCAACAGTTAAGGAAAATCCAGATGCTCATGAAACTTATGTGCAGTGCATGGCAGACATACAGAAGACTTATGACACACTGATTGAAATGGGTTGTGCAGTAGAAGATGCCAGAGGAGTTCTGCCAACCAATATATGCACCAACATCATTGCACAGTTTAACCTAAGAACTATTGCAGAGATGGGCAGGTCAAGAACTGGCAAGCGAACACAGAACGAATACAGAGATGTCTTTGAAGGAATGTTTGAAGAAGTAATTAAGATTCACCCATGGGCTGAAGATTTTATTCAACCCAAAGAACAGGATCGACTAAAACTCCTAGAGCAACTAATCGAGACAGGTGAAAAAAGAAAACTCTCAACTGAAGAACGCTATTGTGGATGGAAAGCCATTGACAAGATTCGGAAGGGTGAAAAGTAATGAGAGGAATTACACGAATATATATATCACAGCACACAAATGATCTTTATGACAGCACAGGTTACATTGGTGAAGATGACATTAGTTGGGTTGGTTATGACCTAGACAGGACTCTTGTAGCCTATGATGGTTGGCAAGGTGCTGACCACATAGGAGATGACATGGATCTTGTCTGTGAAAAGATGGCTAAAGATCTGCTTGATGGTAAGCGTGTAAAGATATTCACTGCAAGATGTTCATATGAGACAGGATTAAATTCGGTCACGTCGATTGATTACATCACAGCATGGAGCTGGATCAAGTTTGGAGTCAGATTAGAGATAACCAATGTCAAAGACACAAGGTGTGTAAAGCTATATGACGACATAGCAATTAACGTAAACAATGGAAAAATAAATAAATGAATAATATAATAGTAACAGGATCAAACTCTGGATTAGGCGAGAGCATTTGCGAACACTTAAGGAAGGACAAAAATACGAATGTAATCAAAGCAGACAAATACGAAGTTGATCTGACTGATTACACATCTGTTCATGAATTCTCTTTAGATGTAAAAAAAGAAGTTCATGGGATTGTAAATTGTGCAGGTGTCAACAGGATTGATTACTTGGAAAAGTTTACCGAAGAGGATTGGGACTTAGTTATGGACACAAATGCAAAGTCTATATTTAATATGTCCAAGCACTTCTTGCAGAAGCTTAAAGAAACAAGAGGATTCATTCTTAACATTGTGTCTAATGCTTCTCACATGCCGATGACTAACTCACTTGCCTACAATGCGAGCAAAGGTGCAGCCCACATAATGACATTGCAGTTGGCTAGAGAATTGTCCAAAGCTTATGGGATTACAGTGTTCGGCATTTCACCTAACAAACTGTCTGGAACTGGCATGTCAGATTACATAGACAGCAGAGTTCCTGCTGTGCGTGGATGGTCACCAGAAAAGGCAAAAGAGTATCAACTTAACTCGTTGCTGGCAGGTGAAGAAACTGATCCTGATAGCTTGGCAGAGTTTATAGCATTCTTGTTATCAACAAAGCAAAGACACAAATATTTAACTGGAACAATAATCCCATACGGAGCATAATAAAATGAATAGCATAGAAGTAAGATATGGAAAAATAGATCAAGTGGCAATCTACTGCCCTAACATTGATCTATCAATAGTAAATCACAACACAATCCTAGGAACTAAAGATTGGGTGCGTGATCAAGTCACAGCAACAGGTGAATGCTTCGGCAAAGAGATTGTTGGTGGATCAGTAGGCAACCTAGCATTTAATTATGAAATGGGTTATGAGTTTGAATTGTTGAACTATCAGCAAGGAGACAACTGGCATGGAGTAAGAGGGAGAGACTTGAGTAAAACATTCTTGTCTCACAAAGGATTCCATGTTGAAGAGATAGAAGCTGAGAAAAAGTTCTTGTATGACACCTATAAGATAAAAGTTGCACAAGAGCTTTTCACAACCAATCATACAAATGAGTTCTTGAAAACCAATGGACGCAAATATCACTACTGTGTGTTTGATACTCTTCATGACCTTGGTTGGGACTTAAAACTAATTCAACGATTGGAGAAAGATGCCTAAAACTGTTGATGAAATACTTAAAGGCTCTGCAGAGACTTACTTGGAGAGGAACTCAGTTTATAAGGACAACTATATGAAAGTTGGAATTATAATGGACACTCTTTTTCCAGATGGCATAACTCTAAAAACAAAAGATGATTTTAACTCTTGGCATCTGTTTGAATTGCTAATCGTTAAAATCACTAGGTATGCTCACAACTTCCCAGAAGGTGGTCACCAAGATTCTATTCATGATGCAGGAGTGTATTGTGCAATGGTTGAGTATGCCGACACATTCAGAAAAAAAGACTGATGATAATATTTGATACAGAGACAACTGGACTTGTTAAGGCAATTGCCTCTGACATCAAGCATCAGCCTAGGATTATAGAATTTGCAGCGATTAAGCTTTGTGATGAAACACTTGCAGAGCTTGATCGTGTGCATTTCTTGTCTAGTCCTAGCAGACCTATTCCTACTGAGATTGTTAAGATTACAAAGATCACAGACAAAATGGTTGAGGGTGAAAAGACTTTTGCACAACGCATAGAAGAGCTGAAAAAATTCTTTGAAGGTGAGACTAATCTTATTGCACACAACTTGTCATTCGATAAGAGCATGCTTGATATTGAGATGAAGCGAAATCAAGTGGAAGACTTTCCAATGCCTAAGAATCTTATCTGCACAATTGAGCAGAGCTTTCACTTGAAAGGTGTCAGGCTGAACCAAGGACGATTGTATGAGATTGCAACTGGTGGTATGAAATTTGAAGGTGCACACAGAGCTATTAATGATGTAGAAGCTTTAACCAAGTGTGTTGTGTGGATGATAGAAAATAATTACATAGATATAAAATGATAAACTTTGCAAACAGAACTCAATACTCATTCAGACTTGCAACTGGCAAGTTAGAAGATGTCTTAAAAACCAATCAAGAAGACATTGTGGGGATCTGTGACAGAGCAAGCACTTGGGGACATCTTGATTTTATCAAGGCATGCAAAGAGCATGACAAGATTCCTTTGCTTGGAGTTGAGTTGCCAACTGTAGCCAATTGTGATGACAGAGCGAAACAACCAATTTCATACACTCGACTTTTTGCCAAGAATCAAGAAGGGCTTAGGGAGCTTCATGAGCTGACAACTTTGTCTACTGAAAAATTCTATTACGTTCCAAGAATTGACTATTCAATATTGTCAGAAGTCAGCACGAATTTGATTGTAGTGCTTGGAGCTTATTGGGATGAAAGCTATGCTGATGATTACATGGCTAGAGATAACTTTTATGTAGCACTAGATACACAGAGCAATACTTGGCACAAGAACAGAATGGTAGAGCTTTATAGACCAAAGCTGTTGGCATGCTCTAACAACTATTATCCTGCCATCAAAGATTTGCCTGCACACCAAGTCACTATTGGCATGAATAATTACAACATGATAACCAGTCCTGCTACAATCATGAGCACAGAAGACTGGATTGAATTCTTTGGTGAGGACTTGGCTGACATACCAGAGAGAACAAGGTCTGTTTTTGATGATTGCACTTTTGACTTTCCTGTGGCTGAGATGGTCACACCAGAGACTGAACAAACTCTTGCACAAATGTGCCAACAAGGTGCATTAGAGTTGGGAGTAGATTTAGATGATGCAGTCTATGCAGCCAGACTAAAAAGAGAACTTGATCTCATTGAAGACAAGAAGTTTGAAGACTACTTTTATGTGGTCGCAGACTTGATCGCATATGCCAAGACTAAAATGTTTGTTGGTCCAGCTCGTGGCAGTTCCTGTGGGAGCTTAGTTTGTTACTTGATAGGCATCACTGATGTTGATCCAATCCCGTATGACTTGTTATTCGAACGCTTCATTGACATCAACAGAATGGACTATCCTGACATTGATATTGACTTTGAAGACACCAAGAGAGAAATGGTTTACAAGTATCTCTGCAAGAAGTATGGATCTGATTGTGTGAGTAAGCTAGGAACAATTAGCGTTTTCAAAGCCAAGTCAGCAATCACAGATGTCAGCAAAGCATTGAGCATTCCTGTGTGGGAAGTCTCTGATCTAAAAGAAGCAATCATTGAAAGGTCTGGTGGTGACTCTCGTGCTGCATTCTGTTTGCTTGATACTTTTCAACAACTTGATGTGGGCAAGGAAACACTTAACAAGTATCCAGAACTCAAGGTGGTAGCTGACATTGAGCACCACGCAAGACACACAGGTGTTCATGCTGCAGGAATTATTGTCACTGACAAGCCAACAAATCTTTATTGCTCTGTGGATGAAAAGAGTGGTTGTGCAATGATAGACAAGCACAATGCAGAAGCCATAGGAATGCTCAAGATTGATGTGTTGGGGCTGAGGACATTGAGTGTTCTGCAAGATGTCTTAGACCAAGTAGGAATGACTAGGAATGAGATAAAGAACTGGAAGCTAGATGATGAGAAGGCATTTGAGATTATTAACAAAAAGTATTTCGCAGGAGTGTTTCAGTTTGAAGGAACAGCACTGCAGAATATCTGTCAGCAAATAAAAGTAGAATCATTCGATGACATTACTGCCATCACAGCTTTGGGTCGTCCTGGACCATTGATCTCTGGAGGCACAACAGAATACATCAAGCGTAAGAATGGTGAGCCAGCAACGCCAATGCATCCTCTTGTCAAAGAATACACAGAGACAACTTATGGCATCATTGTTTACCAAGAGCAAGTCATGCAGGTAGCAAGGAGTGTAGGAAAGTTGAGTTGGGGTGCAGTCAGCAAGTTGCGTAAAGCAATGAGCAAAAGTTTGGGACAAGAATTCTTTGACAAGTTTTATGAAAAGTTTGAAGTGGGTGCAATAGAGAATGGACTCGACAAAGAAACTTCTAGAATGATTTGGGACAAGATTAACACAATGGGATCATGGGCATTCAATAGGTCACATGCTGTTGCCTATGGATTGATATCTTATTGGTGCATGGTTTTGAAAGCACACTACCCATTGGAGTTTGCTGCAGCTTGTTTGCGTAATGCAAAGGACGAAGACCAAAGCATAAGAATATTAAGAGAGTTGAGCAAAGAAGGATATGATTACAAGCCATACGATGCTGACAAAAGTTTGGCTAACTGGTCTGTGCAAGATGGAAATCTTGTTGGTGGACTCATAGGCATAAAAGGCATTGGAGATAAGATGGCGAAAAGCATCATTGATAAAAGAAGCAGTGGTGAGCCAATGAGCAAAAGACAAACAACGCTTCTTACTTCTGGAACAACACCTTGGGATTCTATCTGGGAATGCAAAGAGCTTTGGGGACACATAAAAGCAGAGCCACAAAAGTATAATATTACATCTAAGATGACAGACATTGGAGACATAACAATCAGCAACTCAGGAGAGTTTGTAGTCATTGGAAAACTCATGGACAAGAATTTGCGTGATCACAATGAGCCAGTATTGCTTGAAAGAAGAGGAGGAAAAATCATGCATGGTCAGTCATTGTTCTTCGGCATGTCATTGCAAGACGACACAGGCAACACTTTAGCATCAATAGACAGACACAAGTATATGGCACTTGCAAAGCCAATAGTTGAGACAGGAAAAATAGGAGATTGGTATCTTGTAAAAGCTGTCAAAAAAGAAGGATGGACACAATTATTTGTGAATAAAATTTTGAGGCTGACTGGCAATGATCGTTTTAAGTGTGGCTAACAGTGGGATAGATGGTCATAAAAGTATTTTAATTATTTTTGCAAATCTACTTGACTTGTCCAGATCTCTGTGCAAACTAGAGGGCAAGCTTAAGTCTAAGCTAAATTAAATAAAACCATAAAAATACTAATATGAAAATCGAAAACAAAATCCAAAAAGTTATTACTCACCTATCAATCGAGCAAAGCAAGATCATCGAGACTCCAACGATTCCTAATGGTGCTGAAGACAACAGAATGCGTGATGCGTATTGCAAGCTCGAAGAGCAGATCGACATTCTTCGCCAAGCAAGAAAACTTTTAGTTCAACACAACGCATAACTTAACTGGGGCGAAGCATCCTACACTTCATTTATAAAATCATAAAATCATAAAATCATAACCCAAAATACAATGAATAAAAAACACACAATCGTAACAACTCAATACAGAGAAAACTACGGAGCACACCAATGGGATGGCGAAGGTGAATGCCCACAATACTGGAAGAACAAAGGTGGTGACACATATATCGTCCTTAGCAACTGCGACTGCGACGACAATGACATCAGACAACTGTTCACATACAGCAGTGATTACTCAGAAACAAGTATCTGTGGATGTCTAAAAGTTGACACTCTAAAAGATGCCGAAGAGAAGTATTTCGAGCCATGGGAAAATATAGTGACCATTGGCAAGAATCCAGATGGCACATTCACAAAGTCTTCTAGCAGCAACTCAGAATCATGTGCTCGCAGAGGTCTGACTGTTTACACTCATACACATGTTTATGCAAAAGCAAAAGACCACATGCGTTGCGAGCCAATCGACTACAAAGTCTTTTATCAGTTTGAAAACGATATGCAAGCTCACTCAGAAGAAGAAGCTCTTGCAATATTTGAAAAATACTACAGCTAATATCTTATGGGGTGCAGCATCCTACACTGCCTTTTATCACATCAAAAATAAATAATAATTATACTTGCCCAGTCCAGATATAAATGCAAGTTATAAATCATAACAATACGTTATACTAATAAAATCATAACCAATACAAAAAATACAATGAACATAAATACATCCAATCCTGTTAACAAAACTCTCAACCTTTCTATATGTGGAGAGAACGAAGTTGACTTCAAGACAATCCAAAGTGTAGCAACTCCAAACCCTAGCGATCGCTGGCATCCGATTGCTCATGACTGCCTTGTTGATAACTTCCGCGAGTCTGTAAAAAACTCAGACCTGCAGATCGTCAATGAGCACCATGCTCTTGCTCGTGATGACAATCACTACTTTGGAATGTTCCAAGTGCGTGGTAACAATCTCAGTCGCAAGCATGACTCTGAAGTTGGCACAGTAATGTGCTTGCGTAATTCACATGACAAAGCTTTCCGTGCAGGCATTGCTGCTGGGGATGCTCCATTCGTTTGCAGCAACTTAATCTTTGACAATGAGATTGTTTTAGGTCGACGCCACACAACTAATATCTTGCGTGATCTGCCCACAATCATGAGCCAAGCAATTGGACTCCTCAAAGACACTTGGCAGACTACTGACAATCGGATCACAGCTTACAAGGCTCTTGATCTAGATGACAAGACTGCTCATGACTTGATTGTCAGATCGTTCCGTGCAGGTGCTTGCACCAAGTCACAAATGGCTGATGTGATCACACAATGGCACAAGCCAGAACACGAAGAGTTTGGTGGTCGTGATCTGTGGTCGCTACAGAATGCATTTACCAATGTATATCGTGGTGGCACACTTCGCCTTCCTCGTCGTTCGCAATCCCTCCTGAGTGTCCTAGATGGCCATGCAGAAACAATTGCAGCATAGTCACCAATCAATCAGCAACTGGTCACCTAGGGACATCCTAGGTGGCTTTCGCTGTATATAGATATTGTGCAGATAACTCCATACAAGAATAACAACTTACTTCTGATTGCTGACATTTCAGATCCAGATGTATTTGTCGCCATGGGAAAGTTTCCTGCCCATACAAGATGGATTGGCAGAAGTCTTGCTGTCAAAATAACTCGTCTCAATGTGCAGCACATAATCAATACTTGGCCAGACTCAGAGTGGCTAGGAGGCAGTGCAGAGACATTAAAATCTCATGAGCATATGCTTGGCATATCTGAGGACATGAGGACAATCAAAAACTCTGGAGCCATAGTGCCAGATGATTCAGATTATAAGTATGCTCGTCAGCCAATGGATCACCAACGCAAAGCATTTGCCTTGAGTAGAGACAGAGCAGTGTTCGCATTGCTAATGCAGCAAGGCACAGGCAAGACAAAGGTCACCATTGACAGTGCCTGTTACTTGGCTTTAAAAGGACAGATCGATGGCATGATTATTGTCGCTTGGCCAAATGGTGTCCAT